ATGTGGGACGGCCACCGCTTCGCGGTCGACGGCACGCTGAGACGGCCGAACGATTACCCGCTGTATCCCGGCGATCTGTGGCTCTACGAGTTCCTGATGATCAACGGCGAGATCCGGCGCGCAGCTGGACGGCATGGGATCGATGCACACGCCATCGTCCAGGCGGTGGATTAGCACGAGTCGCTGCTGATCACGGGGCGCGGCGTGCGTCACGTGCTATCTGCCGTCAACCCTGCGGGTGCTCCACTGCGTTGCGCTCGCTGCGCGATGACAGCAGCTATCACGCGCCGCGAGACGGTGCCCGTTGGACATGTGGCACCCCTGCTGCGAAACGCAGCCGGAATCCCACATGACCACGGACACCAATTAGCTGGGGATCGCTATGAACGCCGAAATACAGAAAGATCGTTTGATCGCAGCGGCGCAGCACGTGATGGCAAATCAGGCCGCTGCAATAGACCGTCGCGATGCCGTTATCGCTTCAATTTACGTCGAACGAATGGCCGGGATCGCAGATGCGACCGAAGCCGTGTACGGGATATCGAGCCCGGTCACCGTCGAGGTGTTCAGAATGCACGAGGAAGCGTCGAAACGGTATGTGCAACTGAGATACTAGCGGGTTACTCGAGCGGCACGCGGCCGGTTCGGATGTATTCACGGTAGCCCTTGCAGTGCTGGTCGCGGTATTGGCGTGTCGTTCGCGTCGGCGTTTTGTCGTAGTTGCGCTGCCAAACGTCGCACTCAACAAAGAGTTTTCGGCCTGTGGGACTGTTGGCGCGTCGCTGCTGGACGGTGGGATTGCCAGGTTCTTGGGCGCTGGGGACGGGTTCAGGCTTGGCTACCGGAAGCGGTCTGTCTCGATGTTCAGATTCGGGCTTTTGGTTGCCAAAAACACGGCTTACTTCCGAATTGAATTGGTCGATGGATTGCTTCCAGGCGACCATCCAGAAAGCTGTCTGAATGGCGTGGGATGCGATGTTACCGACCGTCACGGCCGCTGCGACAACGAGGAACACGGCAAAGTAGTTGATCGGGCGCTGCATGTGGCCGATATCGGCGGCTGTGCGGCGCTCTGAACGATGGCAAGGGGATCATGCCGACCACGAGCACCAGAACGGCGCTGACGGGCTCCGGGCCGCCTATATCCCATATGAGCGACCAGAGCGCCGGATCGATCGCGGTGATCGTCTTGGGCCAGAGGAACACCAACCCGGCGGCGATGATTGAACGGATCACGGGCGTTGCGGTGTGCGGTTGCAGATTGGCACTGGCTGAACGCGCGGTTGCGGTCGATCTGCGCGCGCGCCGCTCGTTAACTCGCTGGCACGAGCGCAGATAGCCCGCTCGGTTGGCTGTTGGCGAAGGTGCTGGGGGCGCTCCATGCGGTCACTTTTTGCCCGTCGATGTAGCAATAGTCTTCGCCGGTATCGGTGAAGGTCTTACAGTTGGCTGCGCTGATCACGCGCGATGCGCCCTTTTTACCGCGCAGGAATATGCGCTTTTCGCCGTTGATGGTGAAGACGCCGGCAAGGCGCCAATCGCTGGACAACGCAGGCGGTTTGGGCGGCGCAGTTCGGGCCGGTCGAGCGCCCTGCTTTGCCGGCGTGCCGTTGATCGCGGGCCGTGCGGTCTGGGCGGATGTTTTCTTGGGTTCGCTGGCGCTGGTGAAAAAACCGAGGATCGACCAGATACAGTATGCGAGCAGACAGGCGCCCACCGGAATGCCAAATTTGAACATCGGCGAGCCCCAGATGGAGGCGCGCTTGTCGGTCTTGGTTTCGATGCCGGCTGCGCCGGAGTCGCTCATGGTGTGGGAGCGATACAGCGCATAGACCTTGGGATCGTATTTGCGGCCGGTGATCGATCGGGTTTTGAGGGACTCGACCGGCTTGACGCCTTTGAGCATGCCCTTATGAAGATCCACGCGGTACCGCTTATCAGCGCCCACGGCATCGAGCTTGGTGGTCAGTACGGTCCAGTCGACCTTATTGCGGGCGAACGTCGCAATATCTTCGAGGCTTTGTGTGACCAGGTGAATTTCGGTTGAGAACCCGTCGTCGCCGACCATATGACGGTGCTTGGCGATGAAGGTTTTGTAGGCGTCCGGGATCTGGTCCGCCTTGGTACCAGCTGGCCAGAGCTCCCAGACTTCATCGAGGACGAAGACGACGCCAGGCGGCAACGTATCGATGACCCACTGCGGGTTGTCCTTGATCGTCTCGACTTCGAAGCTGTGCAGCTGGGGCGTGCAGCCCGGTATCTGAGATTCCCACTCCTCGAGGACGAGCGGAATATTGGTCCAGACGTGGCGACCGTTCTTTACGGCCGCGAGAATGACGTGCTCGACGGTGTCGTAGCTTTTGCCGGAGCCTGGGAGGCCGACGCGGGCGGAAATCGTCATATCAGAAAACGAACGGTAGTGCGCGAAGAATGAAGCGCGTGAGAAGCGACCCACCGATAATCGCGAGGCCGGTGGGGACTTCGGCGATATTCAGCCACCACCAGACGCCAGGCGGGATCGCTGAGAACGCACCGCTGACGCCGGAGAGATCATCGGGAAACGGGATGGCATCCAAGATAGCCGGGACGGCTTCGCTAAGGAGCTCAAGCAACTTGGCCGGCACCCACAACAAGAGCTCAAGTAGCCAGTCTGCGAACTCAGAAAGCATTGTGATCCCCTACACCATGAAAATAATGAAGATGCCGGACAGCGTCCAGAGCGCTAGGAATATCACCGACAGCGTTCCACTGATCGCCGAGTTGTCGAGAATCGTGCAATGCATATCGATCGACATTTGACGATCGAATAGCTCGAACTCCGCCGTAGGACAACTGCCACCGCCAGAGATATTGCCCAACCCATCGAGCGCTTGGCCGAACTGCGAACTTGTCACCGCGTCCGTAAATTTGCCGTAGCTCTCCGCGAATGTGCCAACGTCGCCGAGATCCGGGCCGGCGAATTCGTCACCCTCGCCCTCGCCTTCACCCTCTCCGTCTCCATTCGTGGCGTTATTTTCGTTCGAACACTCCCCGGACTCGCATACAGCCCCGGCGCCGGCACCTGCACCGCCGTTCGTTGTGGTCTCGGTTGTGCTGGAGCCATCCGGGTTCGTCGTCGTGGTTGTCGTCTCGCTGCCGCCGCCGTTGCTGCCTTCTGTCGTGCTGACGGTGACAGTGCCGTCACTGGTCACGTTCGCGCCGAGCGTGTCGCCATTGGTCCAGCTGTTGCTGGTCGTGGTCTCTTGCGTCGTCGATCCGTCCGCAGAGTTCGTCGTCGTCACCGTCGTGGTCGTGGTGCTATTGCTGTTCTTCACGACGTTGAACGTGTACGTGCCGTCGCCTTCTGAAACATCGGCCGAGCCACCGCCCGTCGTGGTGTCCACAGTGGTTTGCGTCGTGATGGTCGTACCGTCTGACAACTCGGTCGTGTTGGGCGCGCCCTCATTGCGGTTGCGCTTTGTCGGCGTGTTCATCGATGAGACGTCGATGGTGGTTATTTCAGGGGGCGGGGCGTTCGTCTCGGGCCCACCGACCTGCTCCCCCGTTCCGCGATAGGTGAACGCGCATTGCCCACCTGGGTTTTCCGAGGTGTCGACGCCAATCAGACAGGCGCTCACGCCTACCCGCTCAAAAAAGCAACCATCGGGCGATACCCACGTCTTGTAAGCATCAGCGGCGCCGACAAGATCGAGTGTCACGGAGAATGTTTCACCTTCCTCGCATTCCTGCTCAGGGCATTCGCCGTCAACGGGATAGGTGCCGTCCGGGCACAACATGACAGGCGCGACCTTTACCGAACTGATGTTCACGGTGTCATTCCACGGGTAGCCGCGTTGAAGCTGAATGTCACACAACTCGCCCCCAGCGAACGTTGCATTTTCTACGGCCTCATAGGTGCTGACCTCTTGAACGGCCTTCTCTGCGATATCCATGCACGCGGCCGTTTCGGTGGAACCGAAGCCGGAAAAATTGAAATTGGACCGATCAGCACGGTAGCCCTCTAAGGTGGGTTCGGCGGCACCGGCATAATCCGCTGCAACAAACACCAAGGCGATGACGAGCGCGGTGACGACACGCCCGACCGCCCATCGAAGTGTCCACCGCCGCTTAAACGCACCGGGAAACATCACGGTTTCCAGTGAATGACGGCGACGACGGTGCAGACGACACCGCAGACGAAGAACGTGAGATACCAGAGATCAGGCATAAGAAAAGCCCCCGGTGTGTGTGCTGGGGGCCTCCATGTTTCTAAGCCGGTCGGTGCCTAACGGCGACCGAGGAAGCCGAGGACCTTGCGGGCGCCGACGATGGCCACGGCGATGAGCGCCGCGGAGCCAGCAACCGTGCCGATCGCGCCGGTCGCTTCGGACCAGTCGGCGGCGCTGGTGATGTCGGCATAGGTGCCGGTTTCCTGGGCGAACGCGGGCACGCTGACCAGGGCGGCGCCGGCGACGGCGCCGGTCTTGGCGTAGAAACGGCTGACGATGTTGCGGATCTTCATTACATACACTCTCCGGGGGTGGGAAATGGCGTTTTCCGGTCGCCCCCATCGACCGAAAATCTAGGATCTGCGAATGGCCTTGAGCACCGAGCCGGCGCAGTAGCCGACCATGAAAAACGTGAGGACGAGCGCGACACCCGAGCCGAACATCTGAGCGGCAACGGACGGGTCGAAGCTGTCCATTTGGTAGCTGGCCAGGTCGCTATAGGACAGCCAGACCTGATTCGCACAGCTGGCGTTCGTGGGCGCGGTGTCATCCATGCAGGCGAGTAGATACATGGCTACGCCTTGCTGCGGCGTAGAGCGCCGAACATTTGGGCGACCGTCGCTTTCATGACGCGGAGTACGAGCCCGATGAGCAGGATCATGCAAAGCAGCGCGACCAGGCCGCCCACGAGTGGGAGCCCAACGAGATTGAGCCCCCACGCGATCGCGAACGTCACGAAGCACCAACCGGCCAACACCACGTTGGCGGGTAGTTCGATGGCCTTGCCGCGATACATGACGATCATTGGGCGCGCCTAGCCGTTGACCGCTTTGGGTTTCTTGTCGTCGACGGATTCGACGATGGCGTTGCGCATGCCGACGCGCAGATCGCCGAAGTTGCCGAGGAAAAAGTCCGGCGTGAGCTCGTATGTGCCGGCCGGGTACGGCGCCTGATCGTCATGAAGCGGCAGAGTGAACTTTTGCGGGTACGGTTCGCCGTTGAGGTAAATAAACCCCTGTTGTTCGCGGATTTTGTAGGGCTTACCCGTCTTGGCGCTGGTGCCCTCTTTCGTGCGGGCTCGATCTTCGTGAAATTCGATCTTGAACATGTGGTTCTCCGGTAGTGGTTCAGGCGACCAGGCGAAGTGCCGGACGCTCGGGCCGCTCGTACCAATCCGGCACCTGAGCGGGACGCAGATCGACGACGCGCACCCGGACGGGGAGCGCGGCGACGTTGCACGGGGCGCGAGCGTCCAGGCCGACCAACGCGAGGTCGGCGGTGACGCGATAGAACGCGCTTTTACTCATGGATTCGCGGAGGTCCTCGCCGGAGAGCCACGCGAGGGCGGCGTGCTGTGCCTTCAGCGCCCGACCGCGCTTGAAATCGAATTTCTGTTCCAGATCGTCCGCGATGCGCTGGTAGTTCGTCGTCGCAAATGTCATATCGCTCACCTTGTCGTAGCTGTCGGCTATGCCCTGGGCTCTCTCGTCATTCCACAAAATCCAACCGTTCATCTTGTTTTCGAGCAGGTACTTCCGACCGAGCTCGACTTCGAAGCGCAAGGCGCCTTCGGTTTCGCACCACTGATGGACGGCGATGCGTGTTTCGTCTTTCGCACAAGCCTTGCGGCTGTGGCTTTTCATCTCGCGGGCCTTGTCGTAGTACTTCGCGCGGATATAGTCCTTGGTGCCGCTGTAGACCATCCCGTCTTGGCCGACGAGCCACGGCTTGCCGCGACGTGACGACGCGGACAGGCCGCGAAGCGCCATCGTGACGTTGGCCGGGGAGCCGGCGAGGTAGTTACGGGCGATATCGACGCGGCTGAATCGAGCGCCGTCGACGATCTTGACGGTGCCGCTGTTGGTGCGGTCGTAGCCCTCGCCCTTCGTGAACTCCGGCAGGCCGAGCGCGCGCAGAAGTTCGTTGTAGAGGCTCATGCACTCGTCGACAGTGCGGAACCCGAACACGTTATCGGGGCGGTTGTAGCGGCTGGGATTGCCGCTGATCTCAACGCGGTTGCCGTCTGAGCGGATACGGAGGCTCGAATCGTGGGAGCCCTCGTGTTTGTAGCCGACGACGTTCTCGCGGGTGACTTCACCCGTGTCGGGGTCGGTGTGAATCACGTAGTCGGCGCCGAGGACTCGACAGCCGCCTGGGTGATCCTGGCTGACGCTGAGCCAGTCGACGGACCAGTTCACGCCGCTACACCAGGGCGATCGACCACGCAACGCGACGCCAGGTCAACGAGCCACTGGGCGAGCAACGGCGGTGTATGTTCGCGATCGGCTTTCGGGCAATCGGGTTTGCGTCGATCGCGGTGGCGACCACTGTAGAGCCCAATGGTGTGTGTTGCTTCGCCCAAGCGAAGCGGAAAAGCAGGAATGTCACGAGGGTCTAAGCCGCAGACGTACAGCCGGGTCTTTTTCTCCGCCTTGTGGCCCCACCAATGCTGGGTCACAGGCAGCAACCAGCCGCCGAACGGGTCTCGATGACCGACGGCGGGCATATCGTCACGTTCAAAAATCTGCGATCGATACGGATGCTCCAGGACTCCGCCGAAGCGGCGAACCTGCGCGAGCGCCCAGACAGTGAGACGACGCTCGCCAGGACGCGGCTTGGCGAAATGCCTCAACTGACCCCAAGCGCGGCACGGCGGGTGCGCAACTATCGGGCAGCCACCCTGCCAAGTGCGCGCATCCCGATCGGCGTCGAACACGTCGACGCCAGGGAGCGTTTTGTAAATCGAATCGCGACGCGCAAACAGCACTGCCACCCTCATGAGTTTTCCCGTACTTGGGAAAAACTGACGGTACTACTAGGACCGTCAGTCTCGAAGGCAGGCCGAGCGGCCAAGCGACAGGCCCATGTGTCGCCGGCTTCAAGGGCGAACGCGACCGCACGCGCGATGCCGTCGCGCTTGCCCTCGGCGAGGATTCGGATACCCGGCGTAGTCAGAAGGACGTTGTAGACGCCGCCCCGGAGGGGCTTGATCTGGGCAACCATACCCGGCGCTTCGCCGACGAGAATGGTCTCGCGATCGGTAAACGTCCACGGCACTTGCGCCGCCGATCGGATGAAAAATGACTCTCGCATAGCGATCCCCTGCTCTGCCCGGTGTGGAGAGAACCCGCGCCGCCCGATAGACGGCGCGAGTCTCCAGTCGGGGGGATCGCACGAGGCGGGACCGACTGAAGTTGATGTTTTGCAGTGTTCGGCGTGGCCGTCTGCGATCCCCTTGAGGCGGATAAGATGTCAACAGGCGCAGACATGTCAACACATGCAAACGTCGACAGTCGTAGACTGACAACACCCCATTACACCGAGGGAAAAAATGGACCAGCTGGAACTGTTGGACGCCGCTAAAGCGGTTACGGGGTCAGATTACGCCACATCGAAAAGAATTGGCGTTTCTCGTCAATCACTTAGCTGTGCGCGGTCAGAGATACGGCAGCTAGAGCTAGCGACAATCGGGGCATTGGCCGAAGTTTGCGGAAAAGACCCGCTACGCACGATTGCTGCGGTCGCGGCGACGAGAGAGGGTCAAACTAAAAAAGGAAGAAATTGGCGCCGTTGGTCAGGTGCAGCAGCTCTAATTATGGGAATCGCGACGATTTGCGCATTTGATTTTCAATCAATAGCTTACGTCGCGTCCCTGCCCTTTGTTCCGCTATACATTATGAGCAGTTATACATATGGCTCAGGTCGCTGGTCGAGATCCCTGGCGCCTTCTGATTGGTCCTCGATCAGCTTGTCGCGCTATGGGAGATACCTTGAGCGGCGTTCGATCGCTGGCGATCGATCGGCGTCATGTGTCGAACCACAAGATCCAGGTCGATTGTTCTACGGTTTAGCTAAAGTCGCGATTTTGCGCTCAGTTAAATGA